GAACCCGTAGCAGGTGAAATGATGATATCATATTTTCGGGTTTCCCATAGTTTGCTCAATGTCGCAGTCCAAGAAATCAAAAACCTTGAACTGAAACTGTCCCCGGGGAGAGCAAACACAATCTTCTTTGTGGGAACGGGAGGGACGGTAGCAGGAGCAGTGGTAGCGGCATCAGATGTCGGAGCGTCAGTCGCAGGGGCGTCAGGAGCATCTAACACAGTAACAGTCGTGCCTTCTGTATCCGTTGCGGTAGCAGTCGTATCGGTATCAGCGATAGTGGCGATAGCGGCGTCTATAATCGTGTTGTCGTCGGTGGTTGTCATTGGTATATAATAAGTTATATGAGAATATTCTTATATATTTTTTGGGGAATATAAAAATTGATATAAAATATATATATAATAAATAATAATAGCCCAGTAAGTAAATGTCTTTTGCCGATACTTTGACGTATGATATTGAACTGGATGGTAATTCGATGCGATGCGGACAACCCAGTAAGATTAAGAAAGTCCTCAAACCCCATCAATTAGCGTGTTTATACAAGGCAATCTATATGGAGAATGTCGGTTCAACCACATACAGAAACCGAGAGGCAACCATCAAGATTTCTACAAATATCGGTATTATCGGCGATATCGTCGGGTATGGCAAGACGCTAACCGCCTTGTCGATTATCGCTCATAATCCGTTGGAGAATATACACGTGAATACGGCGAAGATTCACAGTTTCCACAGTGCGAGAGCATACAATTACTTTACAGCCGAAACGCAGAATCTCAGTTTGCCGAATCCAGATACGATGATTAACGCGACGCTCATTATCGTCCCACGCGGACCCGTGTACGTCCAATGGGAAAAGACGTTGAAGGAATCGACCGACCTCAAATATATCGCAATCGACGACTTGACTTTTATCAAGAAGAATATGCCACCACTCACCCACGACAATCAACAGGAAATCATCAATTATTTCAATCAATACGACGTCGTCCTCATTAAGAACACGACGCTCGATAGATTACTCGACTTCTATAATGTTCCAATTGCCAACACGGCGAAGTATTTTATATATAACTGGAAGCGTATTATGATTGACGAATGCCACGATATTATCAACAAAATCGAGGTATTCAACTATATGTTCGTTTGGCTCATTAGCGGGACGTATTTTAATATGTGCCACAAGATATCGTCGTCGTCTTATTCGCAATACTATAATATCAAGGATATCCTCCGTGAGGATTATATCAATTACATCTTAGTAAAGTGTAATAAGGACTTTGTCAAGGAGAGTTTCAAGATACCGCCCATCATCGAGCATTATCATCTCTGTAAAATGTCGAAATATCTGAAAATCATCAAGAAATACATCAACAGTTCGATATTGGACAAGATTAACGCCAACGATATTTCAGGGGCGATTAGAGACTTGGGAGGGAAGAACGAGACCGAAGAAGGGATGGCAGCGTTGATTTGTGCGGATATGAATAAAAACCTCTCGAATAAGCACAGAGAACGCGAGTATATCGCGAGTCTCGATATACTCGAAGAGACGAAGGCAAATCGCCTGAAAACCATTGACGTCGAAATCGCATCGATTGAAGGAAAAATAAAGGATTTGACAGAGCGAATCACCGAAATCGACAGCAAAATATGCTCGATTTGCTTGGATAATGTGTCGCAACCAATTATTCTCGAATGTACCCACATATTCTGTGGCGGATGCCTCTTCAAGTTTCTTAACGCGACTACCGCAACTACCTTTAATACGGCGATTGCGAAGCGATGCCCTGATTGCCGTGCCGATATTAAAAGCACAGAGAACCTAACGGCAATTGTTAGCAGCGAAAGCGGCGTGAGCGGTAGCGGTGGCGGCAAGGGTGCGGGTGCTACGGATGCCAATGCTCTTACCAATGAGATTGCGGGAAATAGCAAGATTGGCAAGGGTATCCTGAATAAAGAGGATACGTTGTTGGAGATATTAAAGAACAAGCCTGACGGCAAGTTTATTGTGTTTAGCAAGGTGGATGTATTTACGAATATCATCAAAATATTAGTGTCGAATGGCATCACATTTGCCGAATTAAAAGGGAATACGTCGCATATGATGAATGTATTGAAAGACTTTAAAAACGGCATCATCAATGTCATCTTATTAACGACGCAATACGCAGGATACGGCATTGACATCAATTATGCGACGGATGTTATCATCTTTCACTCGATGGCGGTAGATAAACAACAGGCAATCGGAAGAGCCCAACGTGTCGGACGAACAAACAACCTAATCGTCCATAACCTATGCTTCGAACACGAATTGGAAGAGATTAATCAATCTGTCACCATATAACGGTTTAATAACAGATGAATAAATATTCCTTAGAATCTTTTCGTAATCCCATCCCTCCATTGTTGTTAGAAAGACAAATCTCTTTTATATCGATATTCTTTTTATGGATTTGTATCATTTCAATAAACTTATCTTTTTTAGGATTAGCATTTGAGTTATAGGAAATCATCCAGTATTTTATGTTTTTACATTTTTCAAATAGTTCTTCGAACGCATTAATAACATCCTTTGTCGCAAACTTACTTTTAGTCAATTTATTTTTTGGTTGTTTTGTAGTATTGAATAGTTTTTCATCTTTCCAATAATTTATATATGTTTCAAGAAAGTGATAATAACTTCCATAGTCCGCATGTGTTCCGCCATAAGGAGGGTCCATATAAACCATATCAACATCAAATGTATTAGCAGACAATAGAATATTTGTATTATAACTCGTATTATCCATTTTATTATTTATTACAGCATTATTATATTCTGTAATATATTTTCTAAATAATTCTTTCATATTGCTATTAATTACAGGATTCCTTTTCCAGTGTTTTTCATCTTTACGATAGTCAAGTGCTTTTGTATGGCAGAAATATGCAAACAAAATTTTACGAATTAAGGTTCTACCTATTGACGCAAAAGCAAGTGCTATTTTGTATTCATTATCTAATTTTAATATATTAGAGTGAAGATTATCTAAGAATATACATTCGTCCCTTGTATAATACAAATCAGTAAATTCTTTTTCAATAAAGTTGCCTTTTAGAGGATTATCCGATAATAGCATTTCAGTATCTTCATAAGTAAGTTTTATATTTTGGTTTTCGACGAGAGCCTTTGTAATGATAGCATTATAACTAAGAAAATCGTTTGATAATGTCCGATAGTTATTTTGCTTAAACGCATAGGATACTATACCAGAACCAGAGAACGCATCTAATATACTCTCTACACCAGTTGGGATATATTTTAATATATGTTCTATGTATTTTGTTTTAGAACCAAGATATTGTGGTATAGGAAATTTTGTTGGTTGAGTTTCTGTTAAATCACTTACGATACCTATTTTTTCTAATAGTATTATGATTTCATTTCTTTTCTTTCCACTATATCCCTTGATATTTTTTCCCTTACAAATCACAATAAGTTCTTCACGAGTTTTCTTCGAGTAGTCTATTGTGATATATGATGATTTTATGTTGTTAAGTTTTATATCATCATCGATTGTATTAGTCATTATACTATATACATACAAAATCGTTAAACCTTTTCACAGAATTTAACCTAATCATTTTTTATATACTAAACGAACCTTCTATAATTGCCCATAGTAATTCATAATTCATATCCTAAAAGTCTGTGTATATGTCGTGTATATCAAATTACGAAGCAATATCTTAGGGATAATTTTTAACCACAATTAAAACAAACGACCAAAAATTGATGCTAAAATAATGTAAATATAATACCATAAAAGTATATATGGCTTCAAGTGATTTGACTTTAACAATTGTAGATTTCGATGTATGTGAAAGGTTGTATAATAAAAATAATGATTTGAATACACTATATAATAATCCAAATGGAATAAAATATTTAATGATTCGCTCATTTACGAAGGATGATTTGGTTGAAATTAGCAAGGAAAAAAATAAAAAAATAAACATAAAAACCCTTCGGATTAACGTATTCGCTACAACAGATGTAGAAGAAATTATACAATATATACTTAGTAAGAAAACACCCCTATCTATTGAATATGTTAATGAGTTATCATCGGAACTCTCTAAAATGTGCGTTGAAAGTTCTTCTGTTCATCAAGACGACTTTAACTCAAATATGAATAAAATAATCAGAAACATAGATGTATCTTCCTACAAAAAATTGCAGGAAGAGATTGAAATAAAACTTGTCAAACAACTAAAAAACTATATGACTTGGCAATGGTATAATCAAAAATGTTCCGACCTTATCGAAGACTTAATTTTAACTCAATCAAATATCATTCAAACTCCCAGAAAAATAAAAAATATTGACTTCTTTGTAAAATTAGATGATACATACATATTCCCATTTGACTTGAAACTTACTATATTTCCAGCAGGGTTTATGAAGGATAATAAAATTCCAAATAAAAGAATGGAGATTGAAACATATATATCAGATGTATCTAATCAGCATAAAATACTCAAATGGTTATATACAGAACAAAACCCAAGACTTTTTAGCAATAATTATAGACACTTCATAATCCTTCTAAATTTAGATAATACTGATACCTCTTATAAATTGAAATGTAATACAAGGCTTATTAAGGATAGTGTCAATAAATTCTTTACTGCTATACAAAAAACAGATATAATTGATATTGAATATGAATACAAAAAAGATAATGCAAAATATGGGATATATACTACTAAATGTAGTTATACACTTGTAACGATTTAATATATATCCTCATTCATTATCCCATTATCCATTTTCTTTTTATCATAAAAAATGATGAAGGATATATAAATAATTATAGATATATTAAACTACTTCATAGTAATTTAAAATAAGTAAAGCGATAATGGTAGATGAAAGGAATGCACAGTGTGGTGCTGACAATTCTAAGACATACAAATCCAATTATTTCGAAGGTATCGATAGCAATCGCGTAAGAACATCGAATGAAACACAAAAATACTATTTAAACATCGCCGCCAAGATTGCCAACAAATCGCCAATGTATAACCACAAACACGGGGCAATCGTCGTATATCGCGACAAGATTATCGGCTCGGGATTTAATTATTATATGTCGGACTTTAGCATTCACGCGGAAGTCGCCGCTATCGCAAGTATTCACAAGAGAAAGCGACATATACTCAATGAATGCGATATATATATTGTTCGAATTGCCCCAGAACGCTTTAAGAATACGTTGAAATATTCGAAACCCTGTGCCAATTGTAGTAATATAATTATTAAAAATAACATTAAAACCGCCTTCTATTCCACAAATTACGAATACGATATGATGCGATGCTGTGATGCCACGTAGAAGCGGCGTCGCGGCTTCGCTAATCCCTTATATGCTAAGCGATACCTTGGGGATGATTCGCTTGATATTCTTCTTCATCACCGTCTGCCTGTCCTCTTCGAAGATTCGCTTTAACAACTCTTCACCCGACAACTCCTTATATTGTATTATTTTTGTCTTGATGTCGTTCATTTTAATCGGAACGACGCACTCCTTCATATTCGTTTTAATACGCCCGTGCTGTGTATTCAAGTCGTTGTATTTAAAATTAAACATAAACTCCTCGATTTTCGTATTCAGGACTCGCTGGTAGTTCTTACGTTCCTTCATCGCGATATTTAGTTTCCTAATTTGGTCGTCGTATTTGAACCAGTCATTCACAAGGTTCTTAAATGTATCGAGTTCTTCCTCGGTAGGCTCAACCTTCTCGTTATTGATAATGTTATCTACAATGTTATCCGCTACTGCCTCTGCCGCTACCACGGCTACCGCGACGTTCATTCTCTATTATAACTAATAATATAACCGTAATATTTATATCAATTTTACAAATGTATCCAGTTTCTTAAACACTCGCTCGTCGTTAAACTCGCCTACTTTTACGCCTTGGCTATACTTCACAATGGTAGGGAATCCCGATACGCCCTTTTTATATTTCGCGGGAAGATGAGGGAGGTGCGAAACTTCCACATTTACTATATCGCAATCGCCCTTGTTTTTATATTTCTTACATATTTTGTCCCACGTAGGACGCAAAGCAGTACAGTGTCCGCACATATTCCAGTAATAAAATATGGTGATGTTCGGAGACGTTTTAATAACATCACCAATGCCCTTTTTGTTATCGGGTGTCAATATATAAAACATTACTATATCTATTTATTATTTTTATTTTTTATAAGTATAAGTATAAGAATAAGATGAACGATTATCACGAAATAGACTTTGATGCGAACTATAACCCGAAACTCCTTAGTGCGAATATCTCGTGTAAGAGTATGTCGTCGCTATCGAGCGATTACACTACGCAACAGAATACTTTGTTCGCCGACAGGATAAATATGGATATCTTCAATTTTCATAATAATTACCATCGCGACATTGACGCACTGAAAGGGAGCGAAAGCGAACTGTTGAGCGGGTTCTCCATCAATAAAAAGAGTTGTATCTATAAACGCCCCGAATACAATGACGGTGCTTGGAAGGCTCAATACCAATCGAGCGATACCTTTACGAATACGATTGCCACTGCGAACGCGGCTGATAAATACAAGTTATTTGATTATCAGACAAAAAACAAGACCAAGGTAATCCGAAGGTAATCCGACTATTACTTGTATTACTTGCCGAAGTTTATTTTAGCATATTCTCCGACTTGGCTGATTTTATAAGGGATTTTATTCAATACCCTCGCAGGTTTGGTGGTTCTAAATATTCCCGTGTCGGTTCTAAAATTTGTAAAAATCTCATATATAATTGTATCAAACATATCATCCACATCCCCTCTGAGGAGTCGATTCATTATTGATTCCACTTTTGACAAAAGGTCAGCCATAGTAGCACTAACATTATTATCCATAGCCCCATCAATAATCCCGCCATATTTACTGCCTACAAATCCGTAAAGTATTTTTTTATAGTCCCACGCTATTTCGCTATTTCTCGCATTTCGCATAGAAGTACTCAATCCAAAGTCAAAAAGACAAATGTTATACTTGCAACTCTTTATATAGAAGTCTGACCCATAACAGATATAGTGATAGTAGCCTGTGTCGTTTTCTTTGTAATCATTATTTATCTGATATAAGAAGTTTCCGTGATGCGTGTCATTATGGCAGAAACCGACCCTATTTTGGTATGTCGCGATAGCGATGAGCGATTGATACGCCATATTTATCATTTGCTTTTCGTCGTTCCGCACATCCGTTTTCATCAAGGAACTTATATCCCCGTCGCATAGTTCGTTGTAATTCACTAATCGCTCAGTTGCGACGAGTTTATTGTCCTTACTTTTAGCAACAGGGCATTTCGTAGCCTTATACATCATCACAAAATGTTTCGATTGTTTTGGAATAATCATGTTCTGTGTAATCCATTCGTTCATCTTGGTTTCCGCCTCATTTTTCGGTGTGATTTTCATCAATTTACTTGCTATCGGATAACTCCCTATCAAGTCGGGCATACTCGACAGATATATCACGCCATATACACTGTCGCTCCCCATTTTCTTTTCTAAATTCACAAACCCGTTTAGCGTATAACCATTATTCTTTCCAAACATCTTCTTCGTAAGACAATCGGTTTCCGTTATCTTGTCTAAACGCTTCTTAATCAGTTGATAGCGTTGGACGCGTGTATCTAAATTATTTTTTGTAAGAATTAACTTATTCTTTAAGAAGCGTTGAATCAGAGTAGCGTTTTTATACAAAGTAGTTTTAGGCGATATAGAGGATGCCCTTGTCGGCGACTTCTTGGCGATAGGCGAGACGACAGGCGACTTCTTGGCGATAGGAACTTTCTTTACGGGAACTTTCTTAGCGATAGGAACTTTCTTTACGGGAACTTTCTTTACAGGAACTTTCTTTACAGACGAAGCGGACGAAGCGGCGGACGTTCCATTCATCAGTTTCAATATCTTCTTGTAATCTTCTGTGCCTTTGCGAGGCGTACACCATTTGTCTTTTCCTTCGTTATACTTTTTTAACGCGTCAATATATTTCATTTCTCTATTATTACTTGATAAAAAAAATGATTATTAGATAAATCGAACAAATAAAAATGTGGATTATACGATTGGTAGAGAACGAACATCCTCCGTCTTACTACGAATATATGGGACACCAGATGCACGAAAAGCACGTTGTGATACTTTATGATACCCTCGAACGCGAAGGCGAAGGCGAAGATTACAAGGTGTTAAATCGCTTTCTCGAAGAACACATCACGCGATATATTAACGTGATGCCATCGAAGACGATAGAACTCTATGTATATAATTACGGGATTGATAACGCAATCGCATTACTGAATCAATATAAGAAGTTTATAAATACAACTTCGAAAAGCCTACTGTTCGCCATATTTTACAATCGGTTTGCTATATCCTATTTGCCTTCGCCGTCTTCGCCGTCTTTGCTGTATTCGAATACACCGATAGACTATACTACAAGATACCATCGTTCGATTCGAATTATACAAAGGTTTTGGCGTAGAGTGTTGGCGTATCGAAATAAACAAAAGAAATATGTGATTGAAAATGAGATTACGTATCTGATTGAGAAAATCAACAAAGAGATTGTAGGCGAATCCACGAAGAAGGTTCTGATATATATGGTAAATAAGTTTAGAAAACGCCTTAGTAAAACGCTAAGTCTCTGAGGCTACGCCGCTAAGCGGTAGAGAGAAGGCTTAGCACCAATCTATCCATATATTCGCAAAAGTATTTCAACATAATAATACCAAAGATGATATTAAACATTTATTTATTAGAAGATTATAATATTTTTTTTATATATAAATATAAATCATTTATATAATTATAATAATGAATTATACAGGGATTGTGGTGAATGATGGTATCGGCAACCAGTTGTTTAAAATATTCGCAACATTATCGTATTACATCGATAACAGTCAGAACTACGTATTATATACTCTGCCTATCAACGGGTATCGTAAATATTACTGGGATACCTTATTTAGCAATATCAGTCATAAGGTATCCGACAAGATAGAGATTACCAAAAAATATGTAGCCCCTTACTTTCATTATAAGAAAATCCCCGTAGATTCTGACGGTGAAACCGACGGTTCTGGTGAAACCGACGGTTCTGGTGAAACCGACGGTTCTGGTGAAACCGACGGTTCTGGTGAAACCGATATTCTGTTGGAAGGATATTTTCAAAGTCATAAATATTTTGAGCATAATATCAACAAGATAAGAAGAATCTTAGGGATTGATGTAAAAATCAATGACGTATTGACAAAGTATCCCGAATACACGAGGGAAAAGACAATCTCCGTCCATTATCGTATGGGTGATTACTTTAATTTACAGGCGTTTCATCCCGTCCAGAAGCCCGAGTATTATATCGAGGCATTCAAAGCGTTAGTTCGCAAAGGCGTCGATATATATGATTACGAGATTCTGTATTTCTGCGAAGCAAATGATAATGCGACTGTTAATACCTATAATTTAGAAATAAATAATGCTCTCAAAGAATACTATGGAACAGGGAAGGATTTAAAATATAAAAAAATAGCCGACGATGTGCCTGATTGGTGTCAGTTATTAATAATGACGTCTTCTACGCATTATATCATCGGTAATAGCACGTTCTCGTGGTTCGGTGCTTACCTGTCATCCTCGCAAACCCCCGTCATCTGCTATCCGTCCAAGTGGTTCGGACAGAATTATGAAGGGACGATTACGGACGATTTATTTCCCGATAGTTGGCTTAAAGTATGCTAATTCGTCCGCATAGTTCGCGGAGGGCGTTTCTAAGATGATGAGCGGAAGTGGCTGTCGCTGCGATTTCCATAATTCCACAAACTGCCTTATCGCCTCCTGTGGAATTGTTCCCGTGCCATCAAACAACGTCGCGTGTCTATCCACTCGACCGCCTTTCGCGACCTTGCTATTGTTAAGATGTATTGCGACAACATCATTTCTGTTTTTAACGGCAATCATTTTATATGCGTCGCTCAGTTCATAACCCGCCGCCCAAATGTGAGCGGTATCGACGCATATCCCAAGGTATCTTCTTTGTTCCGCGGAGAACTGATGATTATAGAAGTTGAGAAAATCGCCCAAGTCCGTCAATAGTTCTGTTCCTTGCCCTGCGGGTGTTTCGAGGACTATCTTTGCGTTTATTTGTTTTTGATGTAAGACCTCGATAATGTATTCGAGAGCGATTCTCATATTTTCCAAACCTTGTTCGCGTGATTGCGTGGTATGTTTTCCAACGTGAAGAACGACACCGACAGAACCCAGAAGATGCGAAATATAGAGTTCGTGTAGCAGTAATTGTATCCAAGGGCATTCGTGTATTGGTACAGTCCTCTTGCCGTTTTTGAAATCACGAGCAAGATTGATTGTATAAGAAGCGTGTATGATTGTGGCGAACCCATTTTTTGCCGAATATTCCCTTATATCATCGGCGATACTCAGGTAATTATCGATGGAAACGAGCGACGAACTCCGCGGATTCGAGACGAATAGTTGTAGGCAGTTTCCGCCATTCTTGGCGACGGTTTCCATCGTTTTTAGGATTGTTTTCTCGCGATTAATATGAACTCCGATATACATTGTATGTTCTTTTTTCTTTTATTATAAATTATAGATTACCAGATATCATTTTTTATATATCTAAAAATTGATTGATGAGCCTTCTATTTGTAAAGACAAACAAAAAGATGATGACCCGTAGTAAGACGATTAATGCCGCTAATGCCGTTGCGAATGCTACGAATGCTACGAATACCGCTACTGTTGTTGCGAATGCGGATGCTACGAATGCTGATGCTCCTATTGTCTATCCAAGTATGTTTGACAGATGGAGATTGCCTTTGTAAGAATTGGATAAATATGTTCTAATTTACAAGAAATATTTCAAAAATTGAATGGACTGATTGAAAATTATAGCAGAGACAAACACAAGAAGCAGACTAAAAGTCAAAGCAACTTGAACGAAACAAGCGAACCGCAAACCGCAAACCGCAAACGAACGCAAACGCCCTCAGTCTTTCGACTGAAACAAAGCAACACAAGAAAGATGTCTTCGAACTCTTCGAACTCTTCTACTCTTGCCTATATCGCCCCAAAGACGATGGCAGTCATCTTCAAGGAATATATGAATATGCTGGACGATACCTTTGATACCAAAAAAGAAATTGAGGAGTATATCAAGAATGGTTTGAAGGAGATTGTAGAGGCAAAGAAGGCTGAGGAAAAGGCAAAGAAGGCTGCTAAGCCTAAGCCTGAGCCTAAGAAGAAGGCTGCGAAAGCGGCAATTTCAGATGATGAAAAAGACGCCGAAAAGGCTGAGGAAAAAGCAAAGAAGGACGCCGTGAAGGCTGAGGAAAAGGCAAAAAAAGACGCCTTGAAGGCTGAGGAAAAGGCAAAAAAAGACGCCTTGAAGGCTGAGGAAAAAGCAAAGAAAGAAGCCGCGAAGGCTGAGAAAAAAGCAAAGAAAGAAGCCGCGAAGGCTGAGAAAAAAGCAAAGAAGACAGATGAAGAAGATAGCGATGATAGTGAGTCTAAGAAGCCTGTAAAAAAGGCAAAGAAAGAAGCGAAAGAGCCGAAGGAAGCGAAAGCGGCTGAAATCGATGAGGAAGGCAATGTAGTTGTGAAGCCTAAGAAGCCTCCTACTGAACGCAAAATATTCTATGATGAAATGCGTATTAAGGTGAAGGATATGTTCCCTGACTTGAATCCTCAACAAACCACAAAAAAGATTGCTGAACTATGGAAAGTTAAATTGGCTCGATTGGCTGAGGCTAACAAGGAGGCGATGGACGAGGCGATGGACGCGAGTTCGAGTTCGTAAATCAAAAAAATGGAGCAATATATATTATGTGTTATATGTATATCTATTTTTTATTTTACAATATGAGAGATATCTTTTTATAATCTTTTAGACTTTTTATAATCTTTTAGACTTTCTATAATCTTTTAGACTTTCTATAATCTTTTTAAAAATAAATAATATACATATTACATATACTTATTACATATACTTATTACCATAGTGATAGCAAGGCTACCCCCTGTGGATTCTCGAACGTTAGCAGAAGCGAAGCGGCGAAGTTGTATATATAGATATCTTTTTATTAAACTTTTAGACTTTCCAAAACTTTTAGAATTTCTATAATCTTTTAAACTTTCCAAAACTTTTAGAATTTCTATAATCTTTTAAACTTTCCAAAACTTTTAGACTTTCTATAATCTTTTAAACTTTCCAAAACTTTTAGACTTTCTATAATCTTTTAAACTTTCCAAAACTTTTAGACTTTCTAAAAACTTTTAAACTTTATAAAAAGAAATCTAACATCCCAAAGTATATGCTTAGTAATACTTGTGATGCTAAACGCATCTGCCGACTTTTAGGTAATATTCAGTAATATTTTGTTATCAGAGTGGTAATAAGAATATACTTTATTTTCTCTAAAAAAGTAAGCCGATGCGTCG